TAATCGTGTATCCGCATGATTTTTGACCTCATAAATAGTAGGTAAGCAGAAACCAAAAATATTATGGCAGAGTTATTCGGTTTCTCGTTTAAGAAGAAAGCAACGGAGAAGGATAGAGCTCCTTCTCCGATAGCACCTTCAAGCGAGGACGGCGCAACCAGTTATATTGCGGGTGGTTACTATGGTCAGTATCTTGACCTAGATGGTAACTTCAAGACCGAGTACGATATGGTGAAGAAGTATCGTGAGATGGCGATGCATCCAGAAGTGGATTCAGCTATTGAAGATATTATTCATGAAGCTATTGTTGCTGACAAAAACGATAGTCCCATCCAAGTTAACTTAGATAACCTCGAAGTTAGCGAAAGTGTTAAAGGGATGATACGTACTGAGTTTGATTACATTAAAAACTTATTTGCATTTGATACTAAAGCCCACGAGATGTTCCGTAGATGGTATATCGATGGGCGTTTATATTATCATAAAGTAATTAATTTAGATGCACCTCAAGATGGTATTCTTGAAGTTCGTTATATTGATCCTTCTAAGATCAAAAAAGTAAGGCAGATTAATAAGCCCAAAACTGCAGATGAATTTATGAAGTATGACTTCGGTACTTCCGAAGAGTATTTTATATACAACCCTAAAGGTTTAAACAATACATCTGCTAATAGCGGAATCAAAATTGCAAAGGATGCAATAACATATATTACTTCTGGTATCATGGATACCAATAGAAATATTGTATTATCTTATTTGCATAAAGGTATTAAAGTACTCAATCAACTTAGAATGATTGAGGATAGTCTAGTAATTTATAGAATCTCTCGTGCACCTGAACGTAGGATCTTCTACATTGACGTAGGTAACTTACCTAAAGTTAAAGCAGAACAATACTTACGTGAAGTTATGGGTAGGTATCGTAACAAATTAGTATACGATGCTGCCACTGGTGAGATCAGAGATGATCGTAAATACATGTCTATGATGGAAGATTTCTGGTTACCTCGCCGTGAAGGTGGTAGAGGAACTGAAATTACCACACTTCCAGGGGGTCAAAACCTTGGAGAGCTTACAGACGTGCAATATTTCCAAACAAAACTTTACAAAGCGTTAAATGTTCCTTCTGGTAGACTTGATTCTGCTACTTCATTTAACCTAGGTAGATCTTCAGAAATCACTAGAGATGAACTGAAGTTCACTAAGTTTGTAGGAAAACTCCGCAAGAAGTTTAGTGATATCTTCCAAGATACATTAAAAACTCAACTCATTCTTAAGGGTGTTATCACTCCTGAAGATTGGGAAGATATGAAAGAGCACATCCAGTATGACTATCTTTACGATAATCATTTCACGGAACTTAAGAACCTTGAGATGATGACCGAGAAGGTAAATGTCATTACCCAAATGGATCCATTCATAGGTAAGTACTTCTCTGTTGAATATATCCGCACTAAGATTCTTGGTCAAACTGAGACTGAGATGGAAGAAATAGATGCAGAAATGGCTGATGATATTAAAACGGGTAGGGCAATGGATCCTCTCCAATTAGTAGCAGCAGACACTCAACAATTAGAAGTAGATCAGGATAATCAGGAGCTTGATCAGGAGTTGAAGAAGGCTCAAATTCAACAAGCAAAGCAGAAACCCGCGCCTCAAAAGGCTAACGGTAATAAATAAATTACAGACAACGTTACATTATGGCTACACAAGAACGAGAAATCGTTGATTTACTTTGGGACGGTGGACAGGATGCAGATGCACTGGACAAGCTCAAAGATATGTTGCAAGTGAAAGCTGCAGCTGCAGTGGACGCTAGTAAACTAGATGTCGCTAATCGTATGTTTCCGCACGTTCCCGATGAGGGTAATGTGAATTCTAGAGAAACAGGTCTACCACCACAAGGTGAAGCCTCACCTGACGAACTGGCAGATGTGATTAACCGTAATCCAGATGAAAACGAAACTAAGGAAAACGATGATGAAACTGATAACTGAGCAGATTGAACCTGTTGAAGTTCTCACCGAGGAAAATTCCAAAGGTGGTAAAGAAACTTTCATTAAGGGAATCTTTCTACAGACAGAGATCACCAATCGTAATGGTCGTATGTACCGTTATGAAACTATGGCTCGTGAGGTCAATAAGTACAATGAGGAGTTCGTCCAACGCGGAAGAGCACTCGGAGAACTTGGCCATCCTGAAGGTCCAACTATAAACTTGGATCGTGTTTCACATAAGATAGTTGAGTTAACACCAGAAGGTAAAAACTTTGTGGGTAAGGCGAAACTACTAGAAACCCCTATGGGTAAGATCGCAAAGAACTTGCTTGAGGAAGGGGTACAACTCGGCGTGTCTTCCAGAGGACTAGGCTCTCTTAAAAAAGAGGGAACTACATCTGTTGTCGCTGATGACTTTATTCTTTCTACAGCAGCAGATATAGTTGCTGATCCTTCTGCACCTGATGCTTTCGTTCAGGGCATATATGAAGGGAAGGAATGGGCTTTGGTTGATGGCAGCATCAGAGAAGCACAAATCGAGGCAGTCAAGAATTCACTTGACAACGCACCCTCACTTGAGGAACTATCTGAAAGAAAGATCCGCGCATGGGATCTATTTCTCAGAAGTTTGTGACTTATAAATAAATTATAGAAATTACCCCGTTTAATTTTATCCAGTAAGGAGTTACTTAAATGTCTACTATTGATGAAAAATTTCAAAAGGTGATCGCAGAAAAAGCGGCTCCTGAGAAAACAATCGAGGAAGATGCCGCAGTCGGCGATGCAGCCATCAAGAAAGGCGCAGTACCTCAACAGAAATCCGACCTAAAAAATAGTGCTATCGAAGTCGGTGGAAGCACTAAAGAGAAGCCCGAAGGACCAGATAACGTAGGCGCAAAAGCCGCTGCTCCTGTAGGTGCTACAAAAGATTCTACTATTCAAACAAAGCCAAGTGGTGCTTCACCTAGTCTTCCAGGTGGACTTGCTGCTAAGATCTTTGATGATGTGGAGAAGGAAGGAGATACAATCTCCGAAACAGAAGTCAAAGAGGACATCGCTGCTGTACTTGCAGGTGCCGACCTTGACGAAGAATTCCAAAAGAAAGCAACGACTGTATTTGAAGCTGCTGTACATGCAAAGGTACAAGAGCAAGTCGTTGGACTTAAGGAAACTGCAGAGAGCAGGATCGGTGAAGAACTCGAAAAGATCAAAGAAGAGTTCACTGGTCGCGTAGAAAATTTCCTCTCATATGCTTGTGAAGAGTGGATGACAGAGAATGAACTTGCTGTAGAGCATGGTCTTCGTTCTGAAGTCACCGAAGCATTCATGGGTGGATTAAAGAAATTGTTCGTTGAAAGCAACATCAATCTTCCAGATGAGAAGCTTGATGCCGTTGCTGAGATGAGCGAGAAACTAGATGAAATGGAGACCCGTCTCAACGAACAAGTTGAAAAGAACGTTGGACTGCATGAACAGGTAGGGAACTATCGTAAGAATGAGATCTTGAATGAATTATCCAGAGGACTTGCAGAAGTTCAAAAGGATAAGTTTTCCTCTCTAGCTGAAGCAGTCGAATTCAAATCTGAAGAGACGTATCGTGAAAAGCTTGGCCAAATCAAAGAGAGTTACTTTGGTGCTAAGACACCTGAAGTAGCAGAAGAAATCTCTTCTGAAGAGCCAAAAGCAACTGTTGAAAAGGAACTTACTGAATCAATGACAAATTATGTCGCTGAGTTAGCTAAGAGACTTTAAAAAACTGTAAACCCAAAACACAAATTCGGAGTATCTAGCATGTTTAATGCAGAACAACTCCAAGAGAAGTGGGCACCAGTACTTAACCATGATGGTCTTCCTGAAATCAAGGACAACTATCGTAAGTCGGTAACCGCAATTCTTTTGGAGAACCAAGAGAAGGCACTACAAGAAGAACGTGCCGTTCTTACAGAAGCACCAACAAACGTTGGTCCAATCAACACTCAGACAACAGGTTCTGGTGCTGTATATGGTTTCGACCCTATACTCATCAGCTTGATCCGTCGTGCTATGCCTAAGCTAATTGCTTATGACATCGCAGGGGTTCAGCCTATGTCAGGTCCAACAGGACTTATTTTCGCAATGCGTTCTCGCTACACCAACCAATCTGGTGGAGAAGCATTCTTCAATGAGCCTGATGCACAGTTCTCTGGTACTAAGGGAGGCACACCTCCAACAGCTACCACTGAGCAAAACCCAGGTCTTATCAACGACGCAACTGGTGGCGGTACAACTGCTACTAACTACGACCTTGCTTCTAGTAAGTTCGGTACAGGCGATCTTGAAGGACTAGGCGATGGTACAGCTGGTAATGCCTTCATGGAGATGGCATTTAGCATAGACCGTATTGCTGTAGAAGCAAAAGGTCGTGCCCTAAGAGCTGACTACTCAGTTGAACTAGCACAAGACTTGAAAGCAATCCACGGATTAGATGCCGAGTCTGAACTAGCAAACATTCTTTCAACAGAGATCCTTGCTGAAATCAACCGTGAAGTTGTACGTACTGTTTACCGTGGTGCTAAGCCAGGTGCTCAGGCAAACGTAGCAAACCAAGGTGTATTCGACCTTGACGTTGACTCAAACGGAAGATGGTCTGTTGAGAAATTCAAAGGTCTTCTATTCCAGATCGAAAGAGACGCTAACGCAATCGCGCAGGAAACTCGTCGCGGGAAGGGCAACATCATCGTAACATCCGCTGACGTTGCATCTGCTCTTGCTATGAGTGGAACTCTTGACTACGATTCAGGCATCAACAAAGCAGTTGGTGGACTTGGAGAAGTTGATGACACTGGAAACACATTCGTTGGAACACTCAACGGACGTTACAAGGTCTACATCGACCCATATTCTGCAAACGTAAGTTCTGATCAGTACTACGTTGTAGGTTATAAAGGATCCAACGCATACGATGCTGGATTATTCTACTGTCCTTATGTACCTCTCCAGATGTACAGAGCGATTGGTCAGGATTCATTCCAACCACGTATCGGGTTTAAGACTCGTTACGGAATGGTTCTTAACCCATTTGCTAAGGGACTTACTGCTCTATCTGATTCAGATCCACAGGCAGCTGGTAACCTCAACGCTAACGCTTACTACAGAAGAGTTAAAGTTGCAAACCTCATGTAATCCACGGGATATACATACTTCCAAAGAGACCCCACAAGGGTCTCTTTTTTTGTCTATATAAAGAAAGGAATATAAAAATGAATGTAGTACAAGCATGGAATGAGATCTCATGGGCAGACGCAATTCCATTTCTGTTAGTCTTAGCAGGTGTATATTGGGTTAAAGTAAAGATAGATACCAGAGCTGGACTCGGTAAAAAGAAACTAAGACAATTAAAAACTGTTATTAAAGAAGCAATAGAAGAAACTAAGTCATGATTTTTTGGATTGGATTCACCCTCATGTTTTTCAATGAAGGGTTTGTTATGATGAGACATGTATCACCTTTCTTTGCTAGACTTAGAGATAAGGTTATGAATAAGTTAGGTGATAAATTGTGGTGGAGACTGCATGGCACCTTAGATTGGTTGTGGATATCCTTTGTAACTTATGGACTGATAGTTAACTCTAGTAGAGTGCTACACATAATGGTGCTGTTAACCTTCTGGACACTTGCTTGGTTAATATTCTATCTACCAAGATGGTTGAAAAAGACATAGGTATAATCACGTAGGCATTTCTTTTTATTAAAATGTATCGGTAAATACGGTCCTTATTTGCATACATAATAGTAGAATTGGAGAACAAGATGAAACCAAATGGTTTTATAATGAAGTTCAATTTTAATGGAGGTGCAAAATGCACAACATAGTCTCACAAAATCAACTAGGCAGTTGGAATCGTATCGATAGTAGTATGACAACTTTAAGCGAACATGACGCTGATATAAATTTGATCGATGATTATTTTGAATGCCTTATCGAATGTGAAGACTTAGCAAGCTCATGTAAATCAATCTGTAAAAACGTATTTGATTAGAACTATGCACTGAAAACTTAAATGTTTGGGAGGGTCGAAAGACCCTCTTTTTTTACGTCTCTAAATAATACGGAGACCTGCGTGAACTAATGGCATACGATCAATCCCTATTCTCTCCTGCTAATAAAAACTTTCTATCTCCCGTAGGTTTTAAATTTGTTATTGGTAGGACACCTCATGTAGATTACTTTTGTCAATCTGCTTCTATACCTGAAGTTAGTATTGGTGTAAGGGATATACAGACACCAGTGAAAGACTATACAGTTCCTGGTGATAAGATGACATTTGGAGATCTGAATCTAAGTTTCTTAGTCAATGAAGATCTTGATAATTATTATGAAATATATAAATGGTTAAAGGGTCTTACTAACCCTAAGCACCAGCAAGAATTTTTTGATTATATCGAGCAGGTTGATGAGCCAGGTAGAAGAGATAATTTTGATAAGCAAATGAGTGATGCTCGTTTATTGATTCTGAATAGTAACTACAATACAATATCTGCAATTAACTTCTTCAATATATTTCCAACAAG